CGGCCAGGTTCTCCCGATGGTCCGCGCCAACACGCCCCGCAAGGAAGGGCCGAAGGTCCAGGCCCCCGACCCTTGGGCGCCGATCTCGGACGCCGAGTTCGAGCTTCTGTCGCTCTCCGAAAAGGCCCGCCACTTGCTGATCCTGGCGGCGGAAGCCCGCCGGAAAGCCGGCCCGATGTGGAAGAACCCGCCGAGCGGGGCCAGCATGGCAAGGCCGGTTGCGGGCCACGTCCACCCCGACGATGTGTCCGACGAGTGGCGCGAATGGTCGGCAAGGGCGACGAACTACGAAGCCGAGGCCGCGCGCCTCAAGCGCATTATCCGTGGCGAACCAGCGAGGCTTTCCGCATGATGAGCGGACAACACGAAAGCGCCGTGGTCCGCGTGCCACGGGGCTGCGGAAAGGTGGCGTACAACAGCCGCAAGGACGCTGAGAAGGCGATGCGCCACGTCATGGCGCGGAAGGGCCGGGCCACGTTTGACCAGGGCGCCAACGTCTACGCTTGCCGCGCCTGCGGATCGTTTCACTTCGGCCACAAGCCGAGATAACCAAGGAGACCAAGCATGACCGAACCCTACCGCAACGCAGACACCCGCATCCGTGAAGCCTTCGCCGCTCTCAGAGCGGAGATCGAGACCACGTTCAACGTCAAGCTGACCGACGAGCCATATCAGGCGCTCGACAACGAGCCTCTGAACGTCCTTGATTGGCTTGAGGCCCACGAGCGCGACCTTCTGGCCTACGCCAAACAACCCGCAAGCGAGGGGTGAGGGATGGAGCCTTCGCAAGATTACGCGGTCACGATCAAGGTTCGCAACGGGCGGATCCTGAGCCGGATGCGCGCCAGGGGCATCAAGTCGCTGGCTGAGTTGGCCGAGAAGGCGGGCATCGGTTACGGCAGGCTTGCGGCCATCGTCGCCCTCAAGGCGCTCCCGACCGGCAAGCGCGGGGCCTGGGTTGCGGGGATTGAGAACGTGGCCGGCGTCCTTGGGTGTGACGTTGAAGACCTGTTCACCGAGGCGCAGCGCGAGAACGTGGTTGAGCGCAACAGCGCCGAAGTCTACATGGACGAGCCCGACGTGATGGCCCTGGCGTCCGGCGATTGGGAACGCACCCAGCGGATCAAGATGGAGGCCAACAGGCTTTTGGGCGCCATTCGACGCCCCCGCGACCGGGAGGTGATTGAAAGGCGCATGGCGGGGGAAACGCTGGACGAAATTGGCGAAGACCTCGGCGTGACTAGGGAGCGGGTGCGGTCGCTTGAGTTTCGAGCCCAGCGCGACATGAGGTGGGCCGCTCGCGAGTTAAGCGAAGGCCGCGAAGTTTTGAGGGACTAATCATGGCCCGAACTGCCAAAGCCCGTGCCTTCCAGTCGGTCGCCAAGGCCCACCACGCCCGAACCCGCGCGAACCTTGTCCGCCAAGCTGAGCGAGAGCGCGCCAAGGCAGAAGCCCTAGAGGTGTCAACCGGAGTTGACGAAACCGTCGCGCTTGCCGAGGGACGGGGGGAAGCGTTCGAACGTCCGAAGCACCGACCGGGGGAGCGCGCCAAGCCCGTTCGCCGCCTGAACGGCCTGGCCTACCTCGTAAGCCGCAAGGTGCTGTCCACCGAGCTTGCTCAGATCGGAGAGGCATGGGGAGACCTGTACCGCCAAGCCTACGGAGACCCGCCGCTGCGATCCTGCATCAACGACAGCATCGGCGGCGGCGGAGACCCTACAGGATCGGCCCTAATCGCCGCACAAGCCCGCGTGGTGGCTCAACGCAGGATCCGGGCTATGTCGGGCCACATCGAAGCCGTGCCGGCGCTGTACGGCGCTCTAGCGGCGATTGCGGGCATAGGGCTGACGCCGCGCCAGTTCGCAGGGGGTGGTGAGAAGCAGGCGCTCGTCGTGCAGACAAACCTGATCGCCGCGCTCGAATTGATGCGGGCGGGTGTGAGGCGTGCGGCGTGAGTAGATAAAAACCGCGCCTTCCGTACCGATACCGCTTGACGTATGCGGATGCAGCCCGCATATAGAGAGGGCGAGGGGATGCTCCCCACCGAAAGGACAAGACAATGACCAGCGTGTTGACCGCCCGCCACTCAATTCGCCAGCCCGAAATGGGGGCCGATCTCTCCCAAGAGGCGCAAAGCCTTTTTGATTTTCTCGCGGATGTACGCCGCCACGTCAGTGACGCGGGTCAACCGCTTTGGACGGTTCGCATTGAGTCCGATATGCCCCAGGGAGATGTAGCGACGTACGCAACGCTGTGGAGCGAGCGCCTGTCGGACGGAAGCGTGGTCTACGACGTGCGGCTAACTTCCACCTAACCCCCACCCCTCCCAACATCACCCCCCAAAGCCTCCGGCGCCCAGCGTTCGGAGGCTGAAGGCGTAGGGGAACCTCCCCGCTGGAGACAGACGATGGCTAACCTGCGAGCGTCACTCGAACACGCCGCCGAGCTTTTTGAGGAGCCCATCGAAGCGATGGTGGTTGGAAAGCACGACAGCGCCGACTGGAGCGCCCCCCCGCTGCCCGACGAGAATGTGCTCCTGTCGGCGGAAGCTGGGCTGGCGAAGGTCGATCAGAATTACAACAACAGCTACGGCGGCGCGGACTGCTTTCCGCTTTACGCATGGACTAAGAGCCGGGTGTTTTTCGTCCACGAGTACGACGGCTCCACGGGAGTTGTGTGGGCTCCCCGCAACCCGATGGATCTAGAGCCGGAGTTCGGCGGGCAGGGCTATGGATGACCCCCATCCAACTCTACAACGCCCGCCACACCCTGGGCCACATGTGGGGCAAGGGGCGCCCGTTAATGGCCAGTGAGCTCGGAAGGGCTCTGAGGCTAGGCGGCAAGAGGCCCGGCGACAGCATCCGCGACTACGAGCGCGGCAAGACCCCGATCAGCGGACCTATCACCGTGGCGGTCGCCATGTTCCTCAACGGATGCCTGCCGCCGGATGGGGTGCCGGAATGAGCGACGAAGACCTGTGGAGCCCAGAGAAGGGCTCGATCTCCGAAGGCTACACCGCCGAATATCTGATCACGCACATGAGTCGACGAGCCGAGGACACGCTTCTCGGGCGACCCCCGACACTTCGCATGGTGGATGGCGGCTTCTACTGGATCGAGACGCGGACAGGCTGGGTCGTGGCAAAGTACGAAAGCGGCGATTTTTGGGAGTCCGGCAAGGATCACAGCACCGTGCCGCTTGCGATCAGCGGCCCCTTGACACCGCCCGCGAACAACACAACAAAACCCTAAAGCCCGCAGCGCGTCCGCGCCGGGTCCACAATCCGCCCGCTTCTCCCACGCAGGCCCATCCCGACAGGTGCGTTGAAACGGCGAGGATGCCGAAAGGTCCAGGCTGGGCGGGCATCGCATGGTACCGGCCAATCCTTGCAAGTCGGAACCAACATGGCGAGGCGCCCATGACCTACGCCGGCAAGCCTATTCACACACTCACCGAAGCCGAGCTAGACGACGCTGAGGCGTTCTGCATCGAACACGCCCGCATTGCATCGGAAGTCTACGCCGCAAACATGCGCGCTCTGGCTGAGATAGCTTCCGCACGCGAGCGCCAAGGGGCGACGGTTAACTAGGGGCTCACATGACTGACCAAGCCCCGACAACCGGAAGGCCCAGCGAGTACGATCCGGCCTTCTGCCAAGTGGTCGAGGATGCGTTGGCCCAGGGTTTCAGCCTCGCCGTTGCGGCAGGCGACGTGGGTGTGACGCGCCAGACGCTCGACAACTGGACCAAGGCGCACCCTGAGTTTTTTGACGCCGTAAAGATCGGCAGGGCAAAAGGCGCGCGTGTTTGGGAAACCCGCCTGGCAAAACTGGCCGACACGAACGAGGGCAACGCGACCGGCGTCATCTTCGGCCTCAAGAACCGACTGCCCGAGGATTGGAAAGACAAGACCGAGACCGAGGTCAACGGACAGATGGTCTTGAACGTAGGAACCGGCGTCCCGCGTGGTTGACGTCCAGCTGGACTATCACTGCCGCCCCGCTTTCGTTCCGCTCCACACCCGCAAGCAGCGGTTCGGGGTTGCCGTAGCTCACCGCCGCGCCGGCAAGACGGTCGCCTCCATCATGGACGTGATCGACGCCGCGCTTAGGTGCGACAAGGTCGAGCCGCGCTTCGCCTACATCGCGCCCTATTACGCCCAGGCCAAGGACGTCGCCTGGGGCTACCTCAAACGCTACACCGCGCCGATCCCCGGCGTTGTGACCAACGAGAGCGAGTTGCGGGTTGATCTGCCCAACGGCGGACGCATCCGGCTCTATGGCGCCGACAACTACGACCGATTGCGCGGCATCTACCTCGACGGCGTTGTGCTGGACGAGTTCGCGGACATGGACCCGCGCGCCTGGTCGGAAGTCATTCGCCCGGCCCTGGCTGACCGGCAAGGGTGGGCGTTGTTCATCGGCACGCCGAAAGGCCGTAACGCCTTCTGGGAGGTGTTTGAGCGGTCACGGACTGACCCTGAGTGGTTTTCGCTACGCCTTCGCGCCAGTGAGACGGGCATCCTCGCAGACGACGAATTGCGGGCGATGCGGTCGGAAATGTCAGAAGACGAGTACGCCCGCGAAATGGAAACCAGCTTCGACGCCGCAGTCGAGGGCGCTTACTACGCCCGCGTCCTGACCGAAGCGGAGACCGACAAGCGGATCGGCAACGTCCCGCACGATCCCGGCCTGGAGGTCCATGCGGCGTGGGATTTGGGCATCGGGGACTCGACGGTCATCTGGTGCGCGCAGTTCGTCGGGCGCGAGGTCCGGCTGATTGACTACATCGAAAACAACGGGGTTGCGCTCGATTGGTACGCTCGGGAACTTCGGAACAAGCCTTACACCTATGCGCCATTGATCCTGCCGCATGACGCGCAGGCGCGGGAATTGGGGACAGGCAAGTCTCGGGTCGAGATGCTGGAGGGCTTGGGTTTTCGGACGCGCATCGCGCCGAAGTTGAGTGTCGAGGACGGCATCGAGGCGGTTCGGCGGCTGATACCGCGCATGTGGATTGACGAGAAGCGGTGCGAGCTGGGGCTTCGGGCGATCCGCGATTACCGCGAGAAGCGGGACGAGAAGCGCCGCCTCGGGATGGGGCCGCTGCACGACTGGACCTCACACGCCGCCGACGCGCTCCGGTATCTGGCGGTTGCGTATGAAGAGCCGATCATCGCGCGGAAGCCAAAGCAGAACTACGTCGGGGCGGGAGGCTGGATGGGTTGATGGACGAGATCAAGGAAGCCCGCGAAGCCTTCGACCATATCGCAGAGTATGAGTCACAGGCCCGCCAACAGTTCGAAGAGAACATCCGGTTCGCGCAGATGGAGGAGCAATGGCCCGAGGCCGTGCGCCGCCAGCGTGAACTGGACGGCCGCCCTTGCCTGACCATCAACCGCCTGGCCGTGCTTGGCCGCCAGGTTGTCAACGACGCCCGCATGAACAAGCCGGGTATCATCGTCAGCCCCTCGGATGACAACGCCGATCCCGAGACGGCGGAGATATTCAGCGGCCTGATCCGCAACATCGAGGCATCGTCCAACGCCGAGGTCGCCTACGACACCGCGCTTGAACAGGCCGTGTTCGGGGGGTTTGGCTACTTCAGGATTAACACCGCCTACACGTCCGACGACACGTTTGAGCAGGACATCGTTATTGAGCGCATCGCCAATGCGTTGAGCGTGTACGGCGACTGTGATTCCACGGCGGCGGATTCGAGTGATTGGAACGTCGCGTTCGTCACGGACAACATCTCCAAGGACCAGTTTGAAAAGCGGTTCAAAGGCGCCGATCCGGTCGATTGGGAAGATGACGCCTGGCGCGATGTGGGTTCGCCCTGGCGCGACGGCGATCAGGTGATGATTGCGGAGTGGTGGAAGCGCGAAGATGTCAAGCGGTCGATTGTGCTTCTGTCTGACGGCACGGTCATGGATGCGACCGACTACGCTGCGCAGAAGGATCTATTTGACGCCATCGGGCTTGAGGTGACCGCCGAGCGGGAAGTGAAGTCTCACAAGGTCATTCAGCGCCTCATGTCGGGCGCGGAGGAACTGTCAAAGGTCGAGTGGGCGGGCAAGTACATCCCGATCATCCCGGTCTATGGCACGGAGGTTAACTATCGCGGCAAGCGTTACTGGCGCTCGCTGACGCAGGGTGCAATGGACGCCCAGCGGATGTTCAACTACTGGCGCACGGCGGCGACGGAACTTGTCGCGCTTGCCCCGAAGGCCCCGTTCATCGGCCCCAAGGGCGCGTTCGTGACCGATGCGCCGAAGTGGGCGTCGGCCAACACGCAAAGCCACGCGTTCATTGAGTACGACGGCGGCACACCGCCCCAACGCCAGCCCTTTGCTGGTGTTCCGGCCGGCGCGGTGCAGGAGGCCCTGAACGCCGCCGACGACATCAAGGCCACGGTCGGCATCTTCGACGCGGGTGTGGGCGCGCGGTCCAACGAGACCAGCGGCGTTGCGATCCGCCAGCGCCAGCTCGAAAGCGACGTTTCTACGTTCCACTTCATTGACAACCTGTCCCGCGCGATCCGCCATGCGGGCCGGGTGCTGATTGACCTCATTCCGCAGGTCTATTCGGTCCCGCGCGTGGTTCGCATCCTAGGCATCGACGGGACGCCGGACATGGCCCGCATCAACGAGCCGGTGACGGAACAAGTGCGCGATCCAGTGACCGGCCAGGTGCAGGAGATCAGCAAAATCTACGACCTCGGCGCTGGTAAGTACGATTGCGTCGTCAAGGCCGGGCCTTCGTTCTCGACCCAGCGCGAGGAAGCCGCCACGCAGATGATCGAACTGATCCGCGCCTATCCCGACGCGGCTCCGCTGATCGGCGACCTGCTCGCCAAGAGCCTGGATTGGCCGGGTGCGGAGGAGATTGCCGAGCGCATGGAAATGATGCTTCCGCCCCAGCTTCGCGGTGAGGGTGCCGAGGGTGCGCCCGCCGGCCCGCCGCAAGAGCAAGTCCAGGCGATGATGCAGCAGATGCAGACGCAAATGCAGGCGCTCGCCACCGAGAACGAACAACTGAAGGCGCAGTACGAGCTTAAGGCCCAGGAGATTCAGGTGAAGGCGTTCGACGCCGAGACCAAGCGCATCCAGGCCATGAAGCCCCCGCCACTACCGAAAGAGGTGGGCGGCTTCGCATAGAGATTCCGGCAACCCCGGATCACCGCGCCGTCGAGAGACGCCGCAATCCCTGAGAAGGAACCCAATGTCCGAAACCGAGACCAACCCGGCGACCGAAGAGGTCGAGGGAGTCGAGGCCGAGGCGGAAGCCACGACCGAAGACCAGACCGAAGGCTTGGAAACCGAGGCGACCGAAGGCGACGAGCCCGAGGCCGAACCGGAGGAAGAGACCGAGGAAGTCGAATGGGACGGCAAAAAGTACGCTCTGCCCAAGACGCTCAAAGCGGGCTTGAT